CTCTGCGCCTGCTTCTGCATTATCTGCTCTGACGTGCTTTAAAAGGTCTTTGCTCGCTTTCTCATGAGCACGGTTGAGCTGTTTTGCCTTTATCAGATCATTCGGGTTCTTTGCATCTTTAGCACCGAAGATGTCCAGCTTTGGTACTTTCTTTTCAGCATCAAGAGGAACAGCTTCATACTGATTTTCACCATTTACTAACTTCATTATAGCACTTGAATGACTGTCTGTCAAGACTGTTTTCGATTTTATATATCGCTTGTCTCCATGCACAGCCTTTTGCGAAATGCTCCGACCAAACCCAACGACCCTTGTTCTGTCCTTTCTGACAAGAAGGTCATTAGCATAACAGTGATCCGCAAGTCTCTGTTCCTGCTTTTTGAGCGTAGCCGCCTTTCGGTCAAAATCGCTTTGGAGTTTGGCTTTCAGCTGTTCGTCATCGGTGCTTTGGATAGAGCTGTCGAGTGCCGCAAGACCTCGTTTGCTCTTGCGTATTGCACGCTCATAAGCTCGCTGTTTCTGCTCGGCTTTGTACTGCTTTTCGTTCTCTTTCAGGTCAAGCGGCAGGCTCGCACGCTCGGAAAGCCCCTCGAAAAACGGAAAGAAGTCGTGACGACAGTTCCAGCCTTTCAAGCCGTCGCCCCTGCCATAGCCTGTCGCCGCTCTGAGCGAGGGGTATTTCTTGCTCTTGCCCGAAATGCTGTAAACCTTGCCCTGCCATTCGGCGTGTGATGGGCGTGCGCCCATGTGGGAGGTGACTTCAACGAGGTCTGTTCCCATTTCTTCCGCAAGGTCAAGCTGCATCTGCCCTGTTGTCTGACCTATGCCTGTTATGACCGCCCTGCGAACCGCAACGTCTGCCCAGTCCGTTTTTCCGCTCGGGTACGTCACCGACTGAATTCCCTTGTCGGCAAGCTCCCTGACTGCGCTGTAAATAGCCTCCTGCGGACTGAACGCACCCGAAAGCACTTGCAGATATGCCTTGTCCATGAGGTGCGTTACCGTCTTTCGGCTTGAAAGAACAGTGCTTTTCGTGAAGTTCTCGAACATACCGTTTGCGTTCTTTATGCCTGCCTTTAACGCATCGGAAAACGCCACAGAACGGAAGAAGCTTGAAGCGTCCTTGCCGAACTGACGGTATATCGCTGAATCGTTGGAAATAGCTTCCTTGCAGGCATCGGTGTAGAGCGCCTTGATCTCACTGCGGCTCAGCTTTGTGTACTTCCTCAGAAGTTTGTTTACGTCAGCCGTTGAAAGTCTAAGCTGCTGTGCCTTGTACAGCTGCCATTCAGCCGAGGGCGTGAGGTAGTCGGCTTTGGTGAGTTTTTGGGCTATGCTTCGGATAATGTCCGTTTGCAGTTCGTTGACAAGATCAACAAGCGGATCGGGAAGTCGGCTGAGTGTCTGCGGAGAGAGCATCAGTCCTCACCGTCCTCAAATCCCATAAGTTCGTCATCGCTCATGCTGTCGAGGGCTTTTCTTGCCGTGGCTTCGTCCTCGCCGTACCACTTCATGCGGTACTCCCACGGGAGCATGAGGTTAGCATTTACGTCCTCACGGTCACGGGCACGCTCGGCGTTCTCATCAATAAGCGGCGACTGATCGAATTTGATGACGATCTTCGCATCGGGCTTGATACTGCGGTCAATGAACTCATGACCGATATAAAGCATTGTCCTTACTAACCGTGTCAGAAAGCCCTCGACCTTTATAAAATGCTTGTGAGCGTTCTGGATAAGGTCTTGCTTATCGCCTGTGTACTGGGTAGCTGTCACGATACTGCCGCTGTTGAACTGGTAGTGCTTTGTTCCGAAGCCGACCTTGAAGCTGAGATAATCAAGCTGTGCCTGCACGCCTTTTTCGTTGGCATCTACCCTAAGATCGGGGTTGTGTTCCTGAACAAGCTGTTTCTCATCGCCCAGCGAAGTGCCTATCGTGTAGAAAAGCTGCTGGTTCACGTCATCGGGAGCGACTGTCTCGCCGCTGTCCATTTCCGCAAGCAGGTTCTTGTTGATGAACACTTTTTTCTGTCCGAGGTAGAAATCACTGTTGAAGTTGTTGTATGCGATGTCGATGCCTTTGAGGTTGTCTATCGCATTGGCAAACACCGCACATCCCATGCCGCCTGAGTTCCTTTCGGTGCTGACTATCGCAGGACGGCATATTGAGAACCACGGCAGTGACGAGCCTGTATGCACCGCAGACGGGATATTGTCGGGAAGTTCTTCTTCGGCTATAAGCGTTTTTCTGTCAGCACTAACTCCGAAGATGTGATTTTCTATGATATACTCGCCGTTTTCAAGTCGGTGTATCTGCAAGTATATCTTGTTTCTGCCCCGTATCGTCATATCCGAACAGAATGCCGCTTCGGTTATTATGCCGTTATTGCAGGAGATCGGGACAATGTTCTCGGCTGAGATGTAGTCGAGGGATATTCGTGTATCTGCATCGGTAAGCAGGATTCCGTCAGCGGAATACTTAGCATCGTGAAGCGAGATGACTGCCGCTGCCGTTCCCGAATACATCATGCGTTCCATAAGATCGTTCGCCTGCTCCCAGAAGTTGTTTTCGCCCAGCACTCCGCCTGTCTGCTCATCGCCTTGCAGCCACTTTGCGGAATACTCATCAGAGAGCCGTATCTCGGTCTTGTCATTGATAAGCAGGCTTGCCCAGTCCTCACAGACCTTTTTTGCCATTTTCATGGTATACATATCACGGTGTCTGAGGTTCTTTCCATCGTACACCTTTATATGGTGGAACGGACTGTAAAAGCCTTCCCACCAGCTGCGCCATATGGCTATCCTATCATAATAGTCCTGCTGCATATTGCAGCCGAATCTTTTGTTCAGCCACTCTATGACCCATTTATTCAGCGTTCTCACCTCCTGCCGCAAGCAATATTCTGATGAACTTCGAGAAAGAATACTCCAGAGCATCAGCCGTGTCAATGTCGCACGTTCCGTCATCAAGGCGAATGTCCTCGCCCTCGCTTTTTGCGTCCCACACCTGTTCAGAAAGGCTTGAAATAACATTTGTACAGCAGCTCATGACGTGAAAGCGCCCCTGACTCATAAGTATTTGCAGAGTGTCTATCCTGTCCTTTATCGGCGCTTTGTAACAGTCCACTACTTTCAGGAACAGACGTGCATTCCGCACTGCCGTCCTCATGCCGTTGATTATCGCCTGAGCCTCGTTGTCTGCCCATGCAAACTTTATTAAAGTGGGTCTGAAACGCTGATATAACCGCCTTACAAACCCGATAAAGTCACGATTTATCTCCGCAGGGCTTATCTCACCTTTGCCGCCCTCGATCTTGTGATCGTCCACCACAACGATCTCCTTGAATCCGTCAAGAAATGCTGTCGCCACGAAGGTAGTTTTTGACTTGTTGCCGCCAAAGTCGATGCCCACCTGTATAGATGTTATCCTGTCGGTATCGACTGCTTCGACAATGTATCTTGCTCTGTCATTTGCAAACTGCGGAAAGATAAGCCCCTCCGCAGCGATACGCTTGCCGAGAATATCACGCATATACTGCACCGAACCGTGATCGTACTGCGAGACTATCTCACGCTTGCGCTGTTCGGGGACGTTTATGTTGTCCTCAATAGTAAAATGCTCGTAATTATAGCCGCCGAGGAATCTGCCCTCAGCGGCGTTTTCTGCGTATCTGTCGATAAAATCGGTGTATATCCAGTGCTTTGGCGAACCGGGGTTCAAGTCCCACCAGACCATGCGCTTTTGTGCGGCTATAGAACGGTTAAGTGCTTCCTCAATGAAGTGCCTGTCGTGCAGGTTTATCTCCGTTGCTATCCACATTCCGTAGGAATTGCCTCGGATCTTCGTCCACGAATTTGACAGCGCTCCGCCTGCGAATATCACTATGCGTTCTCTGTTGCCCGTGTCAGCACCTTTTATAATAAGCGCTTCGTTGCCCTTGTACTTTCCCCAGCGGCACTGACCACGGAAGTAGTTCTCTATCCCGAAGCCGTTGCAGCCGCCGAGTATCAGCTTTGCATTTCCGAGAGTAGATGCGCTTGCAAGGTGTATCTTGTCCCTCGTAGTTTTCAGTTCGTGGCAGAAAGCGTACACATTATCCACTGTTTTTCCTGCCCTGACTGCGCCCTCGGCTACATTCATGAAGCACCCCTCGGAACGTGCGATATACGCTTTATGCTTATCTCCGAAGCTGTACGGGATAGTACGTCTGCGCTTGGGCGGCTTATTTCTTTTCATATATCTCGCCCTCCAGTTCCGAAGTGTCCTCCAGTTCAGGCTCAGCCTGTGGGTTCGGCGACCAGTTTTCGGGGTCTTTGTTCCTGAGCCATTCAAGCAAAGCATTCAGGTTCGGAGCGTTTCTGTGTACCGTCTTTCGGTAAGACTTTCGCCCCCTTATGTCGGTGCGTTCTTCCTCGGTGACACTTTCAGCACCGAATGCAAGTTCAAGCAGATGACGTTCGGCTTCACTATTCACAAAGCCCGGCTCATTTTCGATAAGTCTGTGTATATCCTTGTTTCTTGCTGTGAACTCCCTGACAAGCCGCTGACGTTCCTTGTTGTCCGCAGCAGAAAGAGCCTTGGACAGATCGCCGAGGCTCTTTATTTCAGGTGTGCAGTTGTTGACACTGCCGACTGCTTCACTCAGCAGCTCGACTGCTTTACGCTTTTTCGGGTTCATGTCCTTGCTCCTTTCAACACAAAATATACGGCGTTCTGAGAGGGGGTCTTGC